TTTGATATTGGGTGGATGTACATCAAGATTTTTAGCCTATTAGGCTTGGCAAACGTCAAGTAATACTGTATAATAACTGAATGTTAGACACTATCCAGCAAGCAGTATTGCAACTACTTCCTGTGCGACGTAAGAGTGCGCAGACTGGCTGGCTATCATTTAACGCAGTATGTTGTACACATAATGGAGAAACACCAGATCGCAAAGGCAGGGGAGGAATTAAAACCAGTGACGGCGCAGTATCTTATCACTGTTTCAATTGCGGATATACCGCAAGTTTTGTTCCGGGTAGACATCTAAGTTTTAAGTTTAGGAAACTGTTAGCCTGGTTAGGTGCTGATGATCTTACAGTGCGTCATCTTGTTATTACCGCTGTTAGGTTAAAAGAACTAGTAGCACCTGAAAAACTTGAAGAAACTCCAGAAGAGGAGATCGAGTTTGACCAGAGAGAACTGCCCGCCGGGTCAATGAGTCTAACGTCCTGGATGACCCGGGTGATAGAAGATAATACCTGTTTGATTCCTCCCCAATTAGCCAGTGGTATTGAATATGTAAATACCAGATCGATAGACTCCAACAAGTACGAGTTTTATTTTACAGATAATAAATCTTACAATTTACACCGTAGGATAATAATACCATATTACTACGAAGGTAAACTTGTGGGTAACAGTGCTAGAGCATTAGACGATAATGTAAAACCAAAGTATTGGAGTAACCATCCTTCAAACTATGTGTTTAATCTAGACAAGCAGGATGCAGATTGGAAATTTGTTATTGTAGTCGAGGGTCCGTTTGATGCTATGTCAATTGATGGTGTTAGTATACAGGGCAGTGAAATAAGTGATACACAGGCAGAACTGATTGATAGGTTACAGCGTGAAGTTATTGTGGTACCGGACACCGACCGTGCAGGGCGCAAGTTGGTAGACCGTGCTATAGAACTAGGGTGGACTGTAAGTTATCCGCTGTGGCATGAAACATGCAAGGATTTAAATGAAGCAGTGGTTAAGTATGGCAAGTTGTTTGTGTTAAAAAGCATAATAGAGGCAAGAGAAACAAGTAGATTGAAAATTGAACTCAAGAAGAAAAAACTATATGCTTGATAATATCACAGGATTTACTATTGAACCTACAAATATTTGTACACTAAAATGTCCTAAGTGTTCTAGAACACAATTTATCGAACAGTTCCCGAGACATTGGAAAAACAAACAATTAAATTTAGAACACCTTAAAGCATTTTTAGATATAGACCTCACTGACTTATGTTTTACTATCTGCGGTGACTACGGTGATGCTATCTATTATGACGATTTAATTAATTTGGTTTCTTGGCTTAAACAATCCAAGGCAGTTGTTAGTATTCACACTAATGGAAGTTATAAGTCAAAAGATTGGTGGGAGGAATTGGCTAGTCATATGGATACACAGGATCGTGTAGTCTTTGCACTTGACGGGTTGCCCGACAACTTTACAAAATATCGCATTAATGCTGATTGGGAATCTATACAAACTGGTATAAACACTATAAAAGGTAAAGTTAAATTGGTATGGCAATTCATTCCTTTTTCATTTAATGAACACCAAATTGACGAAGTAAAACAATATAGCCAGGATCTAGGGTTTGATGAGTTTTTAATTGTCAACAGTAGTCGGTGGGATAGTCTCGATGATCCATTACGCCCTAAAGAAGCAAACGAAACAGAAATTATATGGAAGTCGCAACAAGATCGGGCTGTAGCACCAAAATGCAAGTTGAATAATTACGAACATTTTATTACCAGCTCTGGGTATTATACACCCTGCTGTTGGGTGGCAAATCATAATTTTTATCACAAGTCAGAGTTTTACGAAAACAAAAATCAGTACGATATAAGTAACACTACAATAAGCAATATATTAAAATCAAAACAAACACTTGACTTTTTTCAACATATCGAAACAAAGAAACCAAGTGTTTGCACATATAACTGTCCACAATTATGAGAGATTATAATCCCGAAATACAAAAATTGTTTTTAGAAATGATGTTGCAGGACGCAGAGACATTTGTGCGTGTGCAGAACATATTTAACTATGAGAACTTTGATCGCAGTCTACGTGAAGCGGCTAAGTTTATTAAAGAGCATGGTAGCGAATATAAAACCTTACCTACTAGAGATCAAATTACAGCCACCACAGGTATAGAACTAAAACCAGTGCCCGACATGATTGAAGGACACTATGATTGGTTTATGACAGAGTTTGAAGGGTTTAGTCGCAGACAAGAACTTGAACGTGCTATCCTCAAAGCCGCGGACATGATTGAGAATGGCGAGTATGATCCAGTTGAAAAACTGATCAAAGACGCAGTGCAGATCAGTCTTACCAAGGACATGGGTACAGACTACTTTGAAGATCCTAGAGCAAGGCTCATGAAGATCAAGGACAACAACGGACAGGTCAGCACAGGCTGGCCCACTATGGATAGACGCTTGTTTGGTGGTATGAACAGAGGCGAGCTAAACATTTTTGCAGGTGGCAGTGGTAGTGGTAAAAGTTTGTTCATGCAGAACATTGCTATCAACTGGATAAGTCAAGGACTTAACGGTGTGTTTTTAACACTGGAACTTAGTGAAGAACTGTGTGCTATGCGTATGGATGCAATGGTTGCTAATGTTGCAACCAAAGAAATATTCAAGGACCTTGACACACTTGAAATGAAAATACGTATGGTGGGTAAGAAGTCGGGCAACTTACGCATCAAGTACATGCCAGCACAGAGCAACGTTAATCAAATTAGAGCGTACTTGAAAGAACTTGAATTACAAACAGGAAAAAAAGCTGACTTTATCATGGTGGATTACTTGGACTTGGTTATGCCAGTTAGTGCCAAAGTATCACCAAGTGATTTGTTTGTTAAAGACAAGTATGTAAGTGAAGAGTTGCGTAACCTGGCAAAAGAGTTTGAAATATTAATGATTACAGCATCGCAGTTGAATCGTAGTGCTGTTGAAGAAATTGAATTTGACCACAGCCACATATCAGGTGGTATCAGTAAGATCAACACAGCAGATAATGTGTTTGGTATTTTTACAAGCCGTGCAATGCGTGAACGTGGTAGGTATCAGATACAGTTGATGAAAACTAGAAGCAGTAGTGGTGTAGGACAAAAAGTTGACCTAGAGTTTAACTTAGAGAGCTTGCGTATTACAGACCCAGGTGAAGAAGGACAAAGTGAAAGTGGTGGATTTGGTGGACAAAAGCCATCAGCTATCATGGATCAAATAAAAAGCACCAGCAGTGTTACAACAATTAGTCAGCCACAAGAATCTGCCAAGATAAATGCTGGTGTAGACAGCACAAAACTAAAACAAATGTTAGCTGGACTTAAAAGTAAGGCAGGCTAATTAAACTGTAGCCCACATAAATACTACAAACTTGGAGTAAATGTTGCAAAAGAAAACTCGTAGCATCTTGTCAGAGCTTGCAGAAATGCCTGTTACACGTGATCGTGCTAACTTGATAGAAAGTCGTGCAGGCCACGTGATACAAGGTGCTATAAATTTAATTAATTATATAAAAGAAAACTACGAGCCTGAGAAAGCATTGGAACTAGAACGCCGACTATTGAATAGTATTCGGGGACAGGATGCTAGTAAGTTTACTCGCGGAATACGGAGACTTAAGAATGAAGATTAAAGACATAACTGAAGGAATAATGGACGTAATTCGCAATAGAGTTGCCGCTGGTTCGGGATCGGATTTTACCAAGTGGTCCAATTACAGAGGGATCGCACCCCCGGCAGATCCCGAGGCAGACGATACTGATACAGCCACAGATACAACCACAGATACAACCACAGATACACCGCAACCTGACACAGACACTAGTACAGACACTAGTACAGACAATGAGCAACCAAATACACAGCAATCAGATCCACAACCCGGTTTGGTTAACCCAGAAGCAGTAAAGGCTAATGCAAGTTTAGAAGGCAAAATAGCATACGCTAAATCTAAAAAATGGATAGGAAAACAACCAACAGACAAAGACAAGAATTATTTAAACAGTGTAGATGTTTACGTTGATCCTAATAGGTTTGTTAATGTCCCCCCAAGTGAAGCATATATCAAAACAAAGCCACCACATGATAGAATTGTAACTGGAAGTGTGCGAATCCCAGCAGTCGATTGGCAAAAAGCACAAGGACTCTCCGGATATGGTTTTGAAGAGGGAGCTCCTAGGGTGTTTAACCTTACACTTGCAGGATGGTGGGATACAGGTATGCCGGCGTATGTTAATCCTAACAATGAAAAACTGAACAAGATAATATACAGTTACTACAAATAATGATAATACTTGAAGGCGGGAACATATTTAAAGGTGCAGACAAGCAACCTTTAACACAACGCATCAAGCGTGAGGACATTCCTGCCACTGTAGCCTGGCTTGAAAAAGTTTCCGGACTACCATTTCCCACAACCACTTGGTTAGGTAGCAC